CTTTACCAGATTTGGGCATGCGAAGAGACGGCGGTCATTGACTACCTGTCTCGTCGCGAGCGGTTCGATCTCACCGACATCGACCCAAAGCACGAGGCGTTCTTCCTCGGTATGGCTCGGCGCGAGTCGTCGATCCTCTCGATCTCGAGCGGTGTCGCGACGATCGCGATCGAGGGCATGCTTTCCAAGGCAGGGCCCGACCTGCTCGACGAGCTCCTCGGGCTTGGCGGGACCGGGTATGGCGACATCGAAAAGGCGCTCGCCGAGGCGATGGGCAACCCGTCCGTGTCTTCGATCCGGCTGGCCATCGACTCACCCGGCGGCGAGGTCTTCGGAGTCGATGAGGTCCGAGGCGCGATCGCTCGAGCTGCAGCGACCAAACCCGTTACCGCGGTCAACACTGGCAACGTCGCGAGCGCGGCCTATTGGCTCGCGAGCGCGGCCGACCGGATCGTCTCGACGAGCCCCGTCAACCTCACCGGCTCGATCGGCGTGGTCGCCGTGGCGATCGACCGATCAGATCGCGATCGCCGGTTCGGCGTGGTGACCGTGGTCTCTCGCAACGCTCCGGACAAGCGCCCGGATCTCGGGACTGAGGCCGGGCGAGCTGTCATTCAAGACCAGGTCGACGCGCTCGAGCGCGCCTTTATCGAGCGGATCGCCGAGGGGCGAGGCGTGAGCGCCGAGACCGTTAGAACGACGTTCGGCCGCGGTCGTATGCTGATCGCGGTAGATCCTGACGGGTCAAAGTCGAGCGCCCTTTCATCGGGGATGATCGACGAAGTGATCGACGGTTTCGGGTCGAGCTCGAGCTCGAGCACGGGCCCCAAAGCCGTCGAGGACCAAATAGTGCGAGCGACCGGGCATGACGCCGCGGCCGAAAATGAGGCGCCGCTTTGCGCGGCCGAAAGAGAGTCAACAATGAGCAAAGAGCTTGAGGCCAGAATTGCCGAGCTCGAGGCGATGCTCGAGAAAACGGCGACCGCGCAAAACGAGATCAACGCGCGAATGGAAGCCGTCGCCCCGATCCTCGCCTCGGATGTTTACCCGGCCGTGATCAAGTCGATCGCGGCGAAGGTGCTTTCAGGGCACGAGCACGCCAAGGCGCTCGAGGGCGCGGTCGCGGTGTTCGACGCTCAACACGCGAGCAACAAGATCGAGGAAGCCGCGCAAGCATCCGCCGAGGCCAAGGGCCCCGAGCCCAGGGCCTTGGAGTCGGCCGTGCCAGTTGACGGATCGATCATGTCTGCCGCTGCGCTCGAATCTGCTGTCCAGCAGATGCGCGCACAGCTCGGGAGGGAATAACCCATGACAATGTTGACCATCACCGATAACACCAACAAGCCTTTTTTCCTCGGCGGCGGCGATCGCCTCGTCCGGAGTCAAGAGACTTTCCTGCAGGAAGCCGGCCGCACCGCGGTGCTCGCACCGTTCACGGTCGTTGCCAAAAACTCGGCCGGCAAGTGGGTCCCCTTGTCGGACGTCGATGTCGTTCAGACGAGCGCATACCTGACGTGCGGAACGCTCGCCGGCGCCTACACTGCATGGGATGACATCACTGACGGCTCGTTCAAGATCACGGTCGACGGCGAGATCATCTCCGTCACTGGCTTGAACTTTTCCACGGTTACGTCCGTCGCACAGATCGCGGAAGTGATCAGCTCTCACGCGAGCGTTGCGGGCAAGTTCCGTTGCGTCAACGTGGACGGCATCGGAACTTCCGTGCGCTTCGAGTCGCTCAAAAAGGGTCTGGGGCAGTCATCGATCTCGGTTCTGTCGGCCGTCGGATCTGGCACGGACATCTCGACCGGTACGACTCTCGGCCTCGATGGCCAGACCGGCGCGGGAGGCGGAGTTGTGACCGCGGCCACGGGCGACGTCTACACGACGATCCCCGCCGGGATCTACGTCGGAAACGAGATCACCGCGGCCGCGCTCGTCGCCGGTGACGTGACCAAAAAGCAAGTGCTCGTCGCCGGGTTCCCTGTCTACGTCGACAAGAATCAACTCGTATTCGAAAACAGCCAGACCTTGGCGTCCGTGATCATGGTCAACGGGCTGGTGTTCGCGCTGACGAAAAGCCAATCCGTGAAAG